CCACAACCTGCATACTTTAGTGCAGGTGGTTTGTCAGATCAAATGGCAATGGCAAGTGCATTCAGTAACATGATACCAATACCTATAGTAATATCAAAGTTAGAGACTATTCCTACACCAGTAGCAATAAATACTGGCGGTGGAACAAAAGTAGCGTACATGTCTTCCATATCTACTAGACGATTATAATGGCAAAACCCGCAGTACAAAAGAAAGGAAAACTCAACACTTATAAGTTTGTTGGGACTGAGGAACCTAAAGGTAAAGGTTCCAATCCTTTTGGTGCGACTAAACATTTTAATGAGAATACACAAGCAATCAATGCTTTAGGTGCTACTGTAAATGGTATCATGGATACCGTACAGAAACTTAAAGAAGCACAACTAGCAGAGTTTGAGGCAAGACAAAAGAGTAAACCAAAGAAAGAACAGAAGTTTACAACTCCAAAGAAAAAGAAAGGTAAAGGAAATCCACTCGTAAATTTTGCGAAGAGTGTTACGAAAGCAGGTGGTAGTTTCTTAGAAGGAATACTAGGCATGCTAGGTAACATGCTAAAGATGGCGATTGCTGTACCTGCACTAATGTGGTTGGCTAAACCAGAAAATAAAGAGAAGTTAGTTACATTGGTCAAAGTTCTTAGTCAGATTGGTAAGTTTATATTTGATTTTACAAAGTTTGGAATCACCCAGACACTTGATGGTTTGTATATGATGTTGAGTGGTGAGACTAACTGGTGGCAAAAGTTATTAGGATTTGGTAAAGCATTACTAGGTTTAAGCACAATAGTATTAGGTATAGGATTCTTGAAGAATCCTATTAAGACCATTAAGATGATTACGAGTGGTGTCAAGATATTGATAGGCATCCTCAAGAAGCAGGTGCTACAGAAAGGTTTAAAATTCTTTGGAATGTCAGAGGGTGGTGTTCTTCCTAAACCTGCACCTGTTTCAAAGACTGTAAGACAACTCAAAGGATTTGCAAAAGGTGGATGGATATCAGGTCCTCAGTCTGGTTATCCTGTGTCACTTGATGGTGGTAGAAGCACATCATTCATAGGTCATGGCACAGAGTATGTCTCACAGAAAGCAGATGGTGGAGCATTTATAGTCCCATTTGATACTCCTGCTACAAGAAAAGATCCTGATCTGACTGGTAGGAGGATGCAAGAGGCATCTAAACTTGGATTTTCTGAGGGTGGTCTATTAGATGTACCAAAACTATCAATACCAACGTTCAGTGAAGGTGGTCTTGTACCATTTAATCAATCACTACCACATTTCTCAACACCTCAGTTTTCTACAGGTGGTGTTTTAAATGTATCACCTCCATCAATACCAAAGTTTGATCTTCCTGATGTAAAACCACCTGTCAAAGGGTTTTCTGAAGGTGGTGTGATCAACAACTTCAATGTACCTCCACTTCCTTCATTAAATATCCCTTCACCTATACAACAGTTTGCTCAAGGTGGTCAATACACACAGACTTATTCACCTAATATTTCTACATCAGTCTCACCGAAATATAATTTTGCCAAAGGTGGAGTTCTACCTACGCTTAACATACCCAAGTTTGATGAGGGTGGTGTTACACCTCCTGCAGAAGGTGGAATGGGTCAGTTGTTTAAAATATTCAAGGATCAAACGAAACTAAATGTTTTTGGTAAAATAATAAACAAAGTAAAAAGTGCGGGATCATCAGTCATAAGTAAAGTGACTCAGGGTAGAAACAGTGAAGCAAATAAAACAAGGGATGCTATGATGGCACATATGAATGCAACTGCAGAGCAAGTTATTCAAATCAATGAGCAAAATGTTGCTGCGATATCACAAGCAAACTCAAAGATTAACTCCATGGGAAGTGGAGGTGGAGGAGATGATATTGTACAAGGAATGCCTGGTCAGGGAACTTATTTACAGAATGGTGTATTGAAAACTACAGCAAGTGTGTTAAACTCTAACAATAACTTCACTAGGGGGGTTATTAAATGAGTACGAATCAAGAACAAAGAGGTGTAGATAGAGTTAATGCGGGTGACATATCCGTAAAGATATCAGTCTTCAGAGAGGGTGAGGAGTTGGGGAAAAAACAGGGTGCATATAATCTCGTAGCATTTCTAAGAGCATGGGAAATCTATGAAAGTATAGAGTCTGGCACAATAGAGGCAACATTTTTCTTTGAAGATACTGCAGGTATATCAAATATTTTTACTGGATCTGAAGAGATAAAATTTGAAGTGAGTGGATCTGTGATAAAGAGAACGTATATTTTACGATCATATAATATCAACAGTAGACAAAGAATCAAACAAACTACAGAGGTATTTGTGGTCAACTGTTGTTCTGATGAGTTTGTAAAAAATGAGGTGACTAATGTATTTGGTAACTCTAGCATCATATTTGAAAACAATGAAGCATCTGGTATTGTTAAAAAACTAGTAACTAACAACAGTTATCTAGGAAGTAGGAAAAAAATATTTGCAGAAGAAACTTTAACAAAACATGCATTTGTTGCTTGTAACTGGAGACCACTGGACACAATCTATTGGGTAGCTAATAGATCAGTAAGAAAGAAAAAATCTGGTGGTGATTTTCAAAATGGATTTACTTTCTATGAGAACGCACTAGGATATCATTTCAAATCTCTTGATAACATGATTGATCTTATCAATGAACAAGAACCTACTAAGAAGACAGACTTTAATAAAGGAACTTCAAGGTTGTATGAATATATCTACTCACCAAAGAAAACTGATGATGGGTCAAGAGATCAGTTTAAAATTGATACTATAGTTTTTCCAGAGGAAAGAAACTTTTTGATGGGTCTAAGACATGGAGCATGGACAGGATTTAGTATGGGTATTGACCCAGTTGATGTGACTAACTCCAAGATGGGTGCTGAGAGTCCCGATCTACCATTAGACAAATATACATACAAAACTACCGAAATGTGGAAAACCATGTCACATTTAGGTGGTAAGAAAGCAGTCAATCCTATAGCAAAAGTTGGTTCTGATTACAAAACATTGATTGACGCACCCAAAAGAATGCGCTATGCTGTACTTCCAAACCAAAACTTTGATGTCAAGAAAAACGTAGTTCAAGAGACAGTAAGCACCGTAAGTCAGTTCTTTGGTGGTAAACCAGAATCTGCAAAGAACTATGAAGCACTTGTAGAAATGCAAGCGTATGCATGGTTAAGACAGGAGTCATTGAAGAATACTCAACTTCAAATATCAGTTCCTGGTAACTTAGATCTTTATGCAGGGTCAGGAGTGAAAGTCATTATGCCAACAACTGAAAAGTCTGGTGATAAAATCAAAGATGACAAAAGGTTTAGTGGACGTTACATGATTGTAACAATAGCACATAAAGGAACCCCAGATACGATGTCTACGGAAATGCTCCTCATGAAAGACGCTGTACTTTGATAAATAGTTTTGTATCAACGAGGTACAACAATGAAAACAATAGAAGAACACATCCAAGCAGACCAAGCAATCCTAGACAATCCACTTGCATCACCTGCAGCACGCAGACATGCTAAAGTCGAACTACATGAACTTGAAGTCTATGCAGAGCATCATCACGATGAGATAGTAGCAGGAGATCACCATGATCCTAATGCATTAGAACTATTCTGTGAGATGCATCCAGACGAACCAGAATGTTTAGTGTATGACGATTGAGGACTATCTACTAGGACTCTGGACAAATCAAAATCAAGCACAGTCATCTCCTACAACCTATGCAACTATTTTTATGGAGTGGAAGGAGATAGAAGGGGGGTTTCAGTCACAAAATTACTACAGGACTGATGGACCCAGTAGACCCTATCGCAAAAGGTATCACAAGAAAGTCGATATATCTGAGACAGAAGTATTAATCGAAAACTACGATTTAGATTGGACAAAATCTGAAGAGTGTGGTATGCTATTCAAATATGATAACCTTGCATGGCATGGTAATATCATAGGAGACTGTGTGCACAACGGAGTCACAATCAAATCCCAGATGCATTTGTTTGGGGACAAGTTGCATAGCTTTGACCAAGCATACAAGGGAGGTCAAATGGTGTGGGGTAGCAACAACATCTATAAGTTTGTCAGAACCAAAAATGACTTTTAGTTTCAAAAATTGCCGAAAAAAAATCCCGCCAAAATTTTGACCCTTAAGGTTTTTGTCTAAATAATCAAAAGTATGCAGATAAATGCAAACAGTTGAAGGAATCCTAAATGAACCTAAGACCAATTTCGTCGGTAAAGACGGATTTTATTGGTGGATTGGGGAAGTAGAAGACATCGAAGATCCAATGGAACTAGGTCGGTGTAAAGTTCGTGTGCTTGGGTATTATACCAATGTAAGAGGCGGAACGACTGCTGATCTTCCTACCGAAGCATTACCGTGGGCAACTGTATTACAACATACCTGTCAAGCAGGTAACGCAGGTCAAGGTGAGAGTTCTGGACAACTGCAACCAGGTGCTATTGTTATGGGATTCTTCATGGATGGTGAAGATGCTCAAATGCCAATAGTTATCGGTGTTTTGCGTGTTAAAAAAGCAGAAAATCCTGAGAAACATACATTTGTTTTTACGGGTAAAGAGATAGATTCACCCGTAGTAAATCCTGCATTGAGGAAGACATCTAATGTTAATAGTAATGAGAATACTAATGTCAATAACACAGCAGGAACTACACAGGTTGCAGTATCAGGAAGTAAGGTAACTGATCCTGGTAGTGGAGGGATTGGATCACCAAACAATATTGGAACTCAAATATCGGGTAGTTCTGGTAACACCATGAAAGGTCGAAATCCAGAAAATCCTATTCCTACTGCCAATGGTGTTGGTGGACCTTGGAAGTCTGTAGAGGCAAAACTAAGTTATCTTATGGAAGATATTGTAGATAGTTCTTCTACATTAGTTGCTACTGAAGATTCGGGTAACTTTATCGACATTGTTTCTGGTAAAGTAGTT